CTTTTTTATTGCCCTTATGAAAGGGGATAGGACAATGAGCGGAGAGAAGAAAACACCTAAAACCACTAATAATATCGCAACAGGCATCGCTATGGCTGCATCCATAGTGCCTCTTGTCAAACCTGCTATCGAAGCTGTTCGTGATTATGCGGATAAGACGATTGAGGAACGCAAAAAACTGGTCGTTGTGCCGAAGCTATATTCTTCGGAATATCGAACCACGTCGGAGCAAGCTGTAGAAATACTGACAAGCCTTGGGCTAAAGGCAGTCCTCTCTCCGACTCTTATTGATGACGCCGACGGAAAATATAGAAACTGTATCAACAATCAGGTGATTAAATCTGAGCCAAAAGCAAAACAGAAAGTCGAACCAGGGACTACTGTTCGCGTTTTGTATATAACGCAGGAAGTTATCGATGAAAGTCAGCGTCTGTTCAATGAGTCCGAAAAACGA